CAGTTAGCTGAAACGTATCAAACTGCATGGAAGGGTAGCTGTCTTCGCCCATCGACTGCTTTGTGCCTTCGGGATCGTATTTCAGACCAGCCAGCATACCTCCCGGCTGCGAATGGAAGGTCAGACGTTCGTTGATCTCCCATGCCGGGGCGCAAAACCTAAACACATCGTTTACCGTTGGATTCATATTAAAGGCTCTTCCTGATTAGTCGATCAAGTCGGAGTTCTGCTAGGTTTCCGTAGGTTTTTTCTAGATTACGCAGGATGTTATGCGCTCGGATTCCACGAACGCGCCTAGCTAGAACGTAATCCACCCCCCACTTGTAGTTCTTCTTATTGCGTAACACCCCTTTAGGTCCAGCATTATACGCCTTCTTGTTCAACGGAATAAATAGTCGATTCGCTCTTTTTGGGCCATGCGCCTTAGTGCCGTTCTCCAGATACTTCATGGCCTTGTAATTATTTCGCAGAATCCACCCAACGGAACCACGGCTGACCACTTGCCAACCCGCCTTCGTATTCCTAGTAAATCGTTCTGGGGTTTTAGTGATTGCCTCAGCCTTAGCAGCCTCCGCGATAACCCGTAGCTCCTGCTTGATGAAAGCGGCGCTCAGAGCCTTATTGGTCCTCTTTAAAGCAGATTGAAGTGCTTTAGCATTGACCGTTATCGCTATTTGCCTAGCAGCCATCAGAGCATATGAGAGAAGTTCCTAAACTTGTTCAGAAGCCTGTAAACGTCGGCGGGAATAGTAAGCTCGATAAGCTCAATCCTGTTTCCCTCAAGATTGACCTGCTCCAAACGTCTCTCCATGCTGTAGGTGGCTGCGATGATTGCCGTAGCCTTTCTGAGGGTGGATGGAAGGTTTAGAGGAATGCGCGTATCACCAAGTTCGGGGTCTTCTCCCTCGGCAACGTCGTTCTCATAGCCGAAAGTCCCCTCAAGCACCATGTTTCTGACGAACGGGTATTCGCCAAAGATCGTCGGGCTTCGATAGGTAAAGGGGTTCTCCCGAAACATGACACGACTTTCCGCAGTAATCTTGCCGATCTGCTTACTGTCGTCGTTATCAAAGTAGTAGTCTTGAGGACTCCACAGATCGTCGTTAGTCTTTCCAACGACTCGGTCATCATACACCCACAGCTTAGTCAGTGTGATGATGGGCCAAGGGAGATAGACACTGTCCTCCATGACCCATGAGCGCCGAACAGTAAGTGGCGTTTCACCTGCTGAGTGGTCATGGTAACGAAAATCTCTTCGGCAGTGCTCCTCGACCCAACGAGATGCGAGGTTGATACAGGTGTGATACCAGTCAGTGAGTTCCTGCCCCGAGTTCTTGGTTTCCCTTTGGACATCAAGCAGGGTGCAGTATGGTTTCTCCAGCGTCACACTCATATCAATTAAGCGGTATGCGGTCCTTTAGCGACCTTGGTTTGGAAGGATTTGTCTTGAGGAATAGACCGACGAAAATCAGTCAACGCACGCTCCTGATCTTCTGTCGTCTTTAGACTGTTGAACCGCATAATGTGCTCCGCCTTCTCACTGGTAGTGAGGTGTCTGGAGGAGTTGATGAGACGGCAGAAGGTGGCTTTGGTGTTCATGTCAGGGCAGGTTCGGGCTTGGATCTCTTTCGAAATGAGGTGACGGTCTTCAGTTTCTTCGAAGACTTCGGCGTCTCCTCTGCCTCAGTTTCGGCATTCGCGTCAACTTGAGGGCTAACGAGTTCCGCCCCGCTCTTGTCAAAGCGAGGTGCAGGAAAGTCACCTTGAATTGTTGGGACGCTATGTTCGTTATCCGCGTAGTAACGAAGAACGAGGTTCCCGGTTCCATCGTCTTCAAGGCGTGGCATCTGCAAGCGTTGCGTCTCAGTATATCTGTGCCACTGCATGTTTTTGGACGCGGCGATAATCGCATCCACAACGAATAGCTTTTCGCCGTCGTAGTTCGGTTCAGTCACCACTGCTCCAGCCAGACGCATAGCATCAATGATTCCGCGCAACTGGTTGCGGCTTGCTCTGGCAGTAAGACGGTTGAACACGTTCGGGTTCTCCCAAGGGATAGTTCGCAGATCGAACACGGGCGTTCCGATGGGCAAGATGCCTTCCCCAAGTTTCATCGCCTCGCTGGTGACATCACCGCTCAGTAGCTTGTAGGCGTTGTCTTGCTCGACACAGTCCCACTCACCTTCGGTAAGCACGAGTTCTTGCCCTTTCTTGACTTCTCCAAAACGACCGATGTTCTTGGGTTCTCCGACGTATTTCACTGTTCTCATATATTTGCTGATAGCGAGTAAAGCATAACAGGAACGCCGCCACCCCGCAACTACAGATTGCACGAGCGTGCAAACGCTGGTCGGATTCTCGCCCACGCTTTTCCTGACCGAATGTCTTCAGACGAAAACTGAGAGGAGGCTACCTGATCTAGCCAAGCCCTTCTCTGCTCGTCATCGAAGTAGGCTTGTTGATCTACTGTGCTTCGAACATCCCAACACATGCTGCCGGGGTGTGCTGGCATAACGTCTATCCCAGCCATGAAGGCTTCTACCAGTGAGTTTGAGGAGAACGCTACGGCTAGATCCGCCCATTCAAAAACCTTCTCCTTATCCCAACCAGCCTCATCGAACTTGAAAACATCTGGGGCGACCATGTTAGTCCAAACTGCGTCCTGCGGATGTCCGCGAAACCCAACTGCACAACCTCGCCGCTCAAGGAAGCTGGCTAACCGTTTAAGATACTCACGATAAGCCTGTGGACGCCCGTCATCGGATGCGTGAAGCGGTATAAGGTTGGCGTCTTTCGCGACTTGCCCCAGAATCACTACGTTCTTGTGTTCCACCCTTTTAGGTAATGGTTTGAGATCACCATACCACTCCTGCCCAGCACCTTGAATCACTGGCGCAACAGGTTTACCCATTCCGTTCAGCCCAGAAAACCCTACGAAGAAGTTGTCCCGCCTGTCCCCAAGAAAACCACACTCCATTACAAGGTGGTGAACGGCGTGAAGGTGAGCTACGTCAGGAACTCTTGGACCCCAAGTAATACAAACGTCACCGTATTGTTTCTGGTCTGATGAGATTCTAACCGCGCTATCACCGCATTCTCTGATCCCGTTCTGCCATAGGGACATGCGTGAGTCCCTAAGCTGTGTGCATTGAGGGTAGTATTGATCACAGAGAATGACCTCAATAGGTCGAGTAGTGTTTGCCATGAAAGAAGTATAAGGGTTGTATAGCAGCACACAACTGCAAAAGAAGAAACCACCACCCCTTTCGGAGCGGTGGTTCTGCTATCCGCATCAGCAAGGTCGGCAAACACCTACTGACGAGAAATGTAAGCTACAAGCCTCACGCAGCCGTGTTGTTGTAGCCGAGGCACACAAGCGGAAGCGAGGTGCTGGGCGTTTCCATCGGCGTGAACGCACGGCGGAAGCTGGCGATGACGTAGTTGACCTGCTGCATCTTGTCAACGTCCACCTCAAGGGTGAATCCGCGACGAACGCCAACCATCCACGAGGGGCGGTGAACGAGCAGAAGCGAACCCTTGGTCGTGGTGGAGCCGTCATAGACACCGGAGGCGTTGAGGTCTTCGCGAAGTTGCGCGGAAACCACGATGCGGATGCCGAAGATCGAGGCGGCTTCACCAGTGAGAATGCGAGCGGCAGCAGCCGAACCCACTTTTTCGAAGGTGAGGGTTTCGTCAAGACCAACGAGATCGTTGTAGGCTTGGGGACCAGCGATGAGGATGAGGTCGCGAGGACGCACACCGTATTTCTGCATCAGCTTCCGCATCGCCTTGATGTTGGAGGCGTTGATGTTGCCCGTGCTGAGATCCTTTTTGATGGACCCAGCAAGCGCATACTTGCGGAAACCCTTGAAGAGTTTCGCGTGGTGGTTGGTCACGGCGTGGTAATCCGAGTGCTGGTGAGTAGCAGTCGTATCACCCTCGATGAGGGCGCTTTCGAAGGCTTCAGCAGCACCAGCGGACAGACCGTCGGTGAGCATCGGAAGAACGGCAACGATGGAGTCCTCGTCGGCTTCGTAGCTATAATCGGACATACCGATCAGCTTCTTGGCGTCAAGGGTGATGTTCGCCGTGCCGGGATTGCTCGCGCCGGGGTTGCTACCGGGATTCTCAGCACCAACCTTGAAGACAGGGCGGGTGGTGGTCATCGGGAACTTGAACGGATCGGTCGGCATCTGAATTTCCGAAGCCATCATTTCCATAGCGAGGTCGGAATTGAGATACATGCGCTCTTGGAGGAGCGAGGAGAGGTCCGTGAAGACCAACTCCGCACCTTCGCCCGAGCCACCCGTGGTGAGCGTCTTGCCACCCAGCACGACGGAATCGCGGAGGCTCTTGAGGCGAGCGGAACCACGAGTCTGAGCGTTGCTGAGTTGTTCGGCGGTGATGCCATCGTTGATGCCAGTGGGGATCGAACCACCGGATTTGATGGTCGAAGCCTTGGCGTCCGCGCTGACGTTCATCAAGCAGATGTTGAGCAACTGCTTCTCAGCAACCGAGAGGTTACCGGAGCGGTGCTCGACAGGGCGCGAACCCTTCCCGCTTTCGGGGAACTGGTTGGCGCGGGGAGCCTTGACGGACGCCGCGAACTTGTCGAGGAGTTTCTCAAACTGCTTCTCGGTGATCGAACCTTCGGTGCGCTGGGCGGAGATGGTATCGCGGATGGTTTTGACGAGAGCTTCCTTGTCGATTCCGTTGCCACCAAGGTGCTTGGTGATGACAGCTTCGATCTCATCGACCGTGACGGTCTTCTGAGCCTTGATCGCGCCAGTGATTTCTTCCACGAGCTTGTTCGAATCAATGCCGCTTTCGGAGGTGGCGTCCTTGACAGCCTTCACGACGATGTCGCTAAGTTCTTCGGGAGTGAGCGCACCGTCGTTGGCGGTTTCTTCGGGATCGGGGGCGTAAGCCTTGACGATCTCATCGACATTCTCGTTTGCGTTGTTCGCCTTCGTTTCGAGGGCGACCATTTCGGACTTTTCGGTGTCCGTGATTTTGTCGGCACTGATCGACTTCAGATGTGCCAACCGGAGTTTTTCCTTGAGGGTCAGTTTCATGGTATTGTCTTTGGTATTGGTTGGGCTTTCTGCTGATCGACCGAGCCGATGTGCGGCACGACACTTTAGGAGAAAAGATGTTTCAAAAAGTATGTGGAAAACTAGAGATCGTCAAGTGTTTCTAATCACTTCTACTTCAGAAGCATTCCGTGAAGATTTCCTGCCAAGGAGCGACCTTGCCAGATGGGAATATTCAAGTGCAGGAACTCACCTGACTCGTCAACGATCTGGACGGCATAGCCGTGTGACCAGTCGGACGGGTTGGAGTGCATATAGAGTTTCTGCCGCTGACATAGACAGCCGGGATTCCACCCCTTCACTAATCCCACGTTAGGTAGGACTCGCGTGGCCGAATCCTCTCGATGGGTATGCCCAAACACCACATTACCAGCAGTTCTAGAAACGGAATCGGCTGCGGCATTCTTGGATTTACCCAACTCGTGAACAAAGTAGATGTTGCCCATCTTCACCCAGCCGGGAGGGAAACCGGAGATATGCACCTCTGATCTCCTATAGAAGGAGATTCCACGCCTAGACAGATTCAGAAGCGCATCTGGCGAGAGGATGGTTCTAAGGAACTCGCCGTCTCTAGTATTTGAACGCACTTGGTCAACGATCCACCGCTCGACCCTGTCCTCATGGTTGCCCTCCAAATAATGAATTTGCGCGTCAGGGGCGATTGCTTGGATCTGGTCAAGAAACCAATTACCCGCCGCAATGTCGTCTTGGAAGCTATACTCAGTCTCGGCAACGTATCCAAGAACGTGGTGCTGGGCAGCAAACCCGCCGCAATCGACCATATCTCCAAGAAGAACGATTTCCTGCGGCTTCCACCTAGAGAGATCATCAAGGAAAGCCTCGACTGCTGCTCTATCCATTCGCGATCCGTGCAAGTCTCCGCAGATCACGCGAATAGTTCCGTTGTCACCACTTTTCTTACTAGCCTTCGTTGGCTTTACCGGATCGGGGGTCTTGGCTTCAACAAGATCGGAGTATTGCATGAGCAACTCATCACGATCTTTTCGAAGGGCGGAGAGTTCCTTCTTGGCTTTCGCCAACTCGGCTCGGGCGCGAAGCACCTCTGCCATTGACTCGTCAGAAGAAACACGGCGTGCGGAGAGATCGACTTCTTTCATATGTGGAACTGTTTAGCAGTTTCGGGGTTCATCACCATAGGCTTCCAATCGTCAGGTTCTACCTCAACGAATTTAAGACAGCCCAAATCTCTGGCGTGCTTGCGAATCGTTTCCTCGCTCATCCCCCAAGCCTTCGCCAAATCGGAGGTTGCGTAGGCTTTTCCGTTTGCCAGCTTACGAAGATACTTCGCGGCAGACTCCGCTGGTCGTCTGGAAAGAACTGAGCGATTACTGAGTGAGATTCCAGCGATCTTGAAGGAGGGAGATTCAGCCGATTCCTCTACAGTATCTTTGCGACTAGCCGTTTTTGAAGTGGACGGAGCACCCTTGCCCATCGCGACCCTAACGCGTTCGACATCGACAGTTGAAACTCCCTTGAAGTTCTTAGCGATCTCCCAGTTTTTCCTGTCGGGATTTCGTCGGATACTATCTGCGATTCGGTCGTCTAAGGTCATGGCTTTTTAGGTATCAGGGGTGTCTAGTCGTTCCACTAAGCGTTCAGCATATGACTGAGCACGCATAGCTGTCTCCTTAGAAGAACCACCACCCCAGAGGAGCATGGCGACTAGACCGGGAGTGATTTCGTCCCCGTCAACTGCGTCAAGGTCTCCGATGTGCCTCGCGATCCAAGGGCCGAATCTGCGCCACTTGTCTTCGCTCAGTGCGTCACCGTTAGCCATTCTAGTTGCGTCAGCAACTGTGGCTGGTTTCAAACCGTCACCGGAGTATCCCTCTTCATGCAGGGTAAGACCACGCCGAGCCGATGCTGCCATAAAGGATGGCGCGACCAGCGAGGGCGGAG